TTTAATCCCCACTTGGCATTCAATTGATAGTATGCTTTCATTTGTGGTTCTGCTGGATCCCAAGTTCTTATTCCAAATAGATTGTTGCCTTCCAATGCAAACCTACTGCTGCCATTGTCTGATTCCATCATGGCCATGGCAATTATGATGGCTTTGGGTATGTGCTGATCTCTGGGCAAGCCAAACTCCACATAATCTATGCATTTGCTCACAGCACTAATAAATGTGCTTTGATTGTGATAGTTCATCATGGGTTCTGCCAAGCCTAAACTTTTGGCTGTTTTGCGTAATTCTTCTATGGGACCAGTGGTGATTTGTTTCTGCACATTATTATTAGGATACCATGTGCCCAAATAGAATGATGCCAGCATCAGACCTGCGATGCTCAATTCCTTTTTGTATTGTTTACACCAACGCCAAAATCTAAATGACCAAATTTTAGCTCTTGTTTTAAAAGTTATAAAATTCATAAAGTTAATACAATGTTAAACTATTAATTATCCATTGTCAAGGCTCTAAGAATTGTTATTTTGTGCGGGTTTTGTGGATAATTTAACGGTGGGAGTTGCCTCCCACCACTGATCACGTTCTGTTGCCAAGTGTGATCACTCTCCGAAGTTGCAGGTTCTTAAGCTGCCATCAATTCCGAGCCAACTAAAAAGTTAGCAGGAATTGTTACTTCTGATACGAAACGCTTGTTAGCATTTGTAAATTTGAGCCTTTACAGAGCCCTCACTGGTAAACTCCATGATCTTTTCATCACTAGTCGAAACATTTCACCCCCGTGAAGCATAACATCATTATGTTTTACGTGAGCGAATTTGGTGGAGGTGTCGGCATCGAGCCGAGTCCTATATGATTATTACAATCACTTCATCGCCTACATCAGTATTTAAACATATTCAATGATGATTGTCAATAGATGATTCTATTGTGCCACGGGTAGATTTTGGATCTATGTATGGATTATATCAGTCTTAGATTGCCAGCAGCAGTTCTTCCACGAGATTCAATCAATTCATAACTGATTGCTTGACCTTCTGTGATCACTTCCAACTGGGCACTTCTAAGAGCAGATGCGTGTACGAACACATCTTTGCTGCCATCGTCTGGAGTGATAAAACCGTAACCTTTAGCGGCGTTGTACCACTTAACTTTACCTTGATTCATTATACTTCTTATTTTATTGTTGTTATGAGTTTATTTATGTGAAATTCTATATAACTGGGTGGAAAGTGTGTGATAGGGCTCTTTTGAAGGAGCCCCATCTGGTCGAATTACATTCCGTTCTTTTTTTCTTGGATTTCTTTTCTTCTTGCTTTAGAAGCTTTACCAAGAATTCCTAGAGCTTTTCTTGCTCTAGCAGCCGCTGCCTTTACGCCTTTGGTTTCAAAAGCTTCAGACTCGATCTTGTACGATTCAAATGCTTGAACTATTTCATCGTGTGTAGCCATTATGTTTCTCCTTTTTTGTTATGATATCATAATGAGTTTGTTAAACTCTTCATTAGTATATCGGTTTGTTTGATTCAAATCAATCAGATTGTTTGCCAAATATTAATTTTGGTATGTGGAAATGAACTGATATATGTCCTTCCACGTGTCACATCTGGTCACATCCTTGTGTTTGAAATCTTTATTGTGTGGCTGTGTGAACAGTATGCTCACCATGCCTGCCTCTACTCCTGCGAGAGCATTTTCTGGTTTATCTTCTATCCAAAAACTGCCTTTGGGCATTTGATTCAATATTTCATCTTTGTCACTGCCGGTGTCTAAAAAAATAACATTATCAAATATGTTGCCAAAATTGTCACGTAGATTATCTTGACGAGCCACATGAGCCATGGGTTCCAATGTTTGGCTGGTGATTAATTTTATCTTGTAGCCATCTTCGTGCAATTTTATCATGTAATTGTTGGCACCATCTATGGGAGTGAGATATCTCATGGCAGCACTCTCATTGAATATCTGTATCAACAGTGTGCAAGAAGCTTTGTCCAAGCCATAGTGTTCTTCCACCTTGTAGCTGTTTTCTTTCTGTTTTTGATAACCTTGACGCATCATCCAACGATCAAAAGCAACCTCCCAATGGAACAGCACTCCATCCACATCACACAGTATCAATCTTTTGCTCATATGGTCAATCCTGTGGTACTCTGCATGTAACTGCTGGCTATCTCTTTGTTGGTTCTCACTATGGTCAGAATGTGTTGCACATTTATCCATTGTTCCTGCAATGTCGCTGTGAGTGCCCAGGGCTGCATGCCTATGCCTGTTTGTGTCTGCACCATGCACATGGGATTACGAACACACACTTCAGTTTCGTTGTGTTCTATGATCCTGGTGACCAATTCTTCCTTGCTGTTGAGTTTGATTGTGAACACATCTGTGTTGTTCACTTCCTTCATAAAACTATTCATTTTTTCCTTGATTAAAATATGCTTTGAGTTGATCGTACCCACCAATGTATTCGCCATTCAATATAATTTGTGGCACTGTTCTTGCCTGAGGTATTGATTCCAGCAGTTGTTCTCGGGTCCACTCCACACCTATCATTCTTTCTTCAAACGCAATGCCTTTGTTTTTTAACAGTGTTTTGGCCATGTCGCAAAAAGGACAAGTGACCTTGCTCCACACTATGGTTTTGTTTGATTCTGACATGCTTGTATTATACACTATTTAATAACATAGTGTCAATGTCTTTTGTGTTTTGATTACAGTTTGAATTTGGAGAACGTCTCTTTTTTGATATCTTGTTTGATACCGCCCACTATGTAAGAAGTTATTTCTGTTTCTTGTGGAGCTATCTGTTCACCTCTGCTGCTCAACCAATTGGTGGTCCAAGGTAGAGGATTTTGAGTGGCTGGTGTATCAAATTCTGGATCAAATCCCAATGCTTTTAATCTTTTGTTGGCAATGTGTTCTACATATTGTCCCAGTAATCTTTCATTTAAACCTATGATAGAACCATCTCGGAACAAGTGTCTTGCCCAAGCCTTTTCTTCTTCCACGCATTTTTTAAACATCTCAATCACAGTTTTGTCTTCTTGTTTGATTATTTTTAGAATGTCTTTGTCGTCACCTTTTTGCCATGCTTTGATCACGTGTGTGGTCAGATTCAAATGTGTGGCTTCGTCTCTAGCAATCAATGAAAGTATCTTGGCAGAGCCTTCCATCAGTTTTAATTCTCCAAATGCAAATGTACAAGCAAATGACACATAGAATCTTAAACCTTCCAACAGATTCACATTCACCATGGCCAAATACAATTGTCTTTTTAATTCTTCTGCACTGCCTTTGTTGTTCACAGTGTACTGCAGTGCCAGTTCGCCAAACTTGTCATAGTTCTCTGTCACACTCACAGCTCGCTTAGTGATCTCTTTGTCGTTCAATATGGTGTCAAACACTTCTGATGGATCTGAATAAACGTTCTTCATGATGTGTGTATAAGCTCGCGAATGTATGGTTTCAAAGAAATCCCAAGTCACAATGCAACCTTCCAGCTCTGGATTAGAACAATAAGGTAAGAAATTCAAACTGGGTCCTCTGCCTTGCACAGAATCCAACAGTGTTTGATATTTTAAATTTGAAGTGAATATGTGTTTTTGTTCTGGTCTGAACCCAGCAAAATCTGATCTATCTTTTTGCAGCGATACTTCTTCAGGTCTCCAGAAGTAGCCCAGCATGGTTTGATTTAATTTGTCAAACTGTGGATATTTGAATATATCGTATCTTTGCACAGATAAATCTTCTCCAAAGAACATGGGTTCTTTGTTCCAATCCACTTCATTTCTATTGAAAATTGTTTTGCTCATTATCCTTTTAATATTTTTTTATTGTTGTGGGTGGGACGTTCTGGAAAAATCATCCAACACACGATATAAACTATCAGTGGCAGCCAGAAAAATAATGTGCCCAAAGCAAATGCAATTCTCAATCCTATTTTGCTCAAGCCCATTTTATGTGCCAACCCAGCACAAACTCCAGCAAAAAACTTATCGTCACTGCTTCTGTACATATTATTATTCTGTTCCATATTTATATCGCACAAGCATCACAGGATTCAGCATCGTCTGTGGGTGCTGTGCTTATTTTAACGCCTTTTTCTGGCAATGTCAAGTCTTCTGATCCATCCTTAGCATCCACGGGGTCAATGCCAGATGGTTGTAGATCTTCTTCGTCGCCTTTGAAGTCAAATGTGTTTTGGTAGTAGGAAGTTTTCCATCCATACTTGTAAGCATTCAACATGTCACCAGCCATCACACTCAGCGGCACTTCATTGTTGTCATAGTTGAGTGGATTGTAACTCCAATTGCCTGATATGGCTTGATCAAAATACTTTTGCATCATGGCAACGACTTTGATATATCCATCATTGCTGGGCATGTCCCAAAGTAATGTGTATGAATTTTTTAATTTTGGAAAGCCTGGTATCACCTGTTTGAGTGGCCCTTTTTTACTTTTTTTAATGCTCAACAATGCTCGGGGTGGTTCAATACCGTTGGTGGCATTGCTCACCACAGAAGAACTTTCACTGGGCATCTGTGCTGACAGTGTGCTGTGTCTTAATCCATACTGTTTGATGTCTTTTCTCAATGATTCCCATGCCATTCTTGTTTTGTGTGGCACGATCTCATCCACTTCTTTTTTGTAAGTGTCTATGGGCAGCAATCCATCTGAGTATTTGGTTCTGTTGAACAAAG